CGCAATTCCCTGAACCTCAGCGGGGTTCATATGAACCAGCATCGAGTCACCGTACCTACCGTACCTAGCTAACTCGTCTGCATTTCTTTGCAACGGGGGTATTCTATTCATCAACTGGTCTCCACGCCGAATACGCTAAAACTGAAATCTGTTGAGCTGGCATATACTTTCATGACATCGCCTTGCCCCAACGTAATACCTATGACCGCTGTCAAAGTGTCATTAGCGTCTACTTGCTTATCATAATATAAAAATTGTTTATTATCTGCCCCAGCATTATTGACATGAATGCTGAGTCTGAACGTCTGAGCGCCCGCATTCCTGTTGCAGGCAACGAAAGAACTGACTGTTGTCACAGTCAAATCGGGGACTGTGTACAGAACCTCAGTGGTTGTAGCTGCTGCGTCAAGCTGACCCAGAACTTTTATAACGTCTGTCATTTAGCACCCATAAACATGAACTGATACTTCCTGAGAGAAAGAGAGGCGTCCTTGTCAGACTGATCCGCCACCACGTTGATGGTATCCTGAACCTCTCGGAAGGATCTCTCAACGGTTCTTCTCAAGGTAAGCTCGTTGTTGTATTCATATTCCTGCCCAGCAATAGGCAGCACGACAGATCTTTGTTCAGCCATTATCTTCGTCCGTCAGACCTTATATCAAATCGGAGATCACCTAGAGTCCAGCCATATCCAGTGCCAGTACTCTCTATCCTTACCACAGTCTCTCTAGCTCTAGCCCGGATAAAAGATTGCTTGGTGTCCTCTGTGATCACAGAAGTGGAAAGAGTTTGATTGTCCATCAAGGGAAAATCCTTGCCCTTAAGAACCACATTCACCGCCGCAGAAGATGTTGCTCCCCTAAACTCAAAGTCAGGAATCATTCTTGTTACGAACATGAACTGTTCGCCTTCACTAAGCTCTATGCCGCCGGACTCTATATAGGCGTTCATAGCTTCGCCGTCAGCATCATATCCATTCTCGTGGGTGTACAAATAGTTATTGTCTGTTGACCTAATATTTGAAGAGGCAATTGGATAGTTTCTTGTTTGCGCCGGTATCCAAGCGCCACGGTCAAGAGTTCCAACAGACCAAGAGTTCTCTACATAATTGTAGGTAACATAATTAGTACACTCGGGGTTGCCGGTTCCTATTGGGTAGAACCAAGTTACCTCAGAGAAGTCCACACTAGTTGTGGCAAATACTTTAAATATCTGATCTTGATTAAGGTTGCTAAATACATAATCAAGGACAGTGCATACCAATCTTTGAATAGCACCGTTGTACATATAGAAGCCGCCCCGATCCATAAAGTAGACAGCGTCACCAGCACTTGTCGCAGCCTTGGGGGAGACCATAGAAAATCCTTCACTAATCAGCGAAAACTGGTAGGTGAAGGGAGAACCAGAGTAACGCATTGAATGAATGCTGTTATCTGTAAAGATCAGTATCTCTTGTCTTGTTTTTAAAGCTCCAAGAATATAGGAGCCAGCAGGCAGAGAAACACCGCCAGAAGTGTTTGTAGCTGTAGGAGTCCAATCAAAAGGGTTTTCCTGATCAGACCATCTAACAAACAAGGGATCTATTGTTGAAGATCCAATGGCGTTCGTACCAAAAGCAATCGTATGCCTGTCGGTATCTGACACCATAACCTGCAACGCAACAGTAGGGCAGTTAGATGCAGAAGGGTTACTAGCCAGAGTTACGCCTCTGCTAGTTACTCCAGAACTTTCATCCCAATAGTAAATATCCCCACCTCTTGGGTTGAATATGAGATCATCTCCAAAGGTGTCTTCACTATATAGACGTATCTGATTCCCAGATGTGATTACAGTTGATCCGCCCCAAGCAGAGGAACCCCAAGTGCCAGCACCAAAACCAGATGATGGAACATAAGCATCAATACCAACATTAATCTGATATGCCCCAACCACAGAGGCTCCGCCATTACCTGTGTCTGATCCGTCAGCAAGAACTGTATTACCACTAGTGTCTTTAGCTTCTACCGTATAAGAATTGCCATCAATAATTGCGGCTATCTGATACTCTTGATTTAAAACTGTGGCAGTTATATTGCCGCCCAAGCTAACAGCGCCAGAGAAAGTAACAAAGTCACCCTGCTGTGCTCCGTGAGCAGTGTCAGATACAGTCAGAGTTGCATCGCCATTTACGGCAGCAAATGTGACATCGCCAGCAGCAGTGGTTTCTCTTATGGGAGTGATGTCGTAATAGGCGTCACCCCTGTTGACGTAATACTTTAGAGTAGTTCCAAGACCGAGATAGTCTGTGGCCGCAGCAGCCTTCCAATCGTGGATAGATCTGCATACGCCGAGGAATGTGTTGGTTGAATATTTCTGCCAGCCACCTATCTGTTCAGGGCGGCCTTTTCTAAATCTTATTTTATCGGAATCGTACCAGCCACTATCGGCTGTGTATTCTGTGCCTTCCTTATTTACACCCGGAGCAAACTTATACTTAACCAGCATATCGCAAACCTATTCAACATACTCGCCACTTTTTAAAAGGTCGGTGACCTCAAGAGATCTTCCTTTAACCTGCTTTGCCCATCTGGAATCTAAAAATTCTGTAGAGGCTTTATCAAAATTGCCTTCTTCCATAGCAGCTATAGCGTTCTTGAAACCTCTAAATCTTGTAGCGCCAAGATTAAAAAAGATATTAATGATTGCGTCCCTTCTCACATCGTCTAGATCGTTGAACCAAGGGTACTCACTAGAGATTTCTTTTATGCAACGCTCTATGTCATTTTCCAAAAGATAATCAACTTCATCATCAGACAAGCCAATACCATTCTCTGGATCTATGTTACGCCCTATACCAAGAGTCCAGTATCCTTCAGAGCATTTATAGGCAACATGACGGCCATTGGTTTTTACTTCGCCCTCATGACGCTTTAACATTTCGATTAACTTCTTCATGCTATTTCTTGCCATTAGATCCGCCATAAAAAAATGCAGCACAAGTACCCAGTATTCCAGACAACTGACCTAGTACCAGAGAGATAATAGTTTCATCGTTCTGGTCGTGGGGCAGTATGGTTACGGTCATTACATAAGCACCGTATAAAACCAACGCCAGTAAGCAGAATACCTTAGGTGTAATGTCACCAGAGAACTTAGCCCTAGCGTCTTTCCTGTCATCAACTTCGGCCTTAAATGACTCTAGGTTGATCTCCATCTCTTTCAGCCTGTGAGCAAAATCTTTATCGGCCTCTTTGAGTAGCACTGCTTTTTCTGGTTGCCGCTCGATAAGGTCTTCAATCTCGTTTGCTGTAGCATCTGGGACACCGAGTTTCTCAGCAGCCATCTTGACCGCCATACCGGCCATAGGGCCACCCGCTGCACTAGCTATAGTCGGGGCAAGAGATTTAAGTAATCCGCCTAGTTTCATAACCGATCTTCATACTCGCTTACGGGAGGGACACCAGAATCAGTTAGCACTCCCTCTTTGATAAGAGCTTGTCTGTTAGACTTGTGGGCAGCGGCTATTTCTTTTTTGTTCTGACCTGTATATGGAACTGCAAGCTTCTGCTTGATCAGCATATTGTTAATAGTTGATCTGCCCACCTTGATCTCACCCAAGTACCGGCCAAACTTGCCCTTCTCCTTTGTCCTTAAAATATATTTCTCGCCAACTTTAAGATTGTCTTGAACATATTTCTTGGCTAACAATCCGTGCGCTTTCTCTGCCAGATTTCTGGTTCTCGACTCAGGTGTGTCAACTCCAAACAGGCGAACATTAATACCACGACCATTTGAACCGCGAAGAACAACGCCAAACCCCAAATCGACATCAACATATATCGTATCACCGTCAACTATCTTGCGAATAATACAGGTATATTCATACATCACTGAAACACCAACCAAAGTTGCAGGATTAACTTGAGATCAGATATCGCTTTTACTTACGCTATCAGCGTTTTCCTCCGCAACAATATCGTCAATAGTGTCACAGACATCAGGTACTACAACGCCAGCAGTAGCAGATAGAGCAGACCGACCAACAGCTCGAATGCCCTTGTAGAACTGTGAGCAGTAGATTTCTTTATTGTCGATTACACCCTGTACAGATGTGCAACTAGATAGGGTAAGCATTGCTGCCAAAAATAATATTCTCATTAACCTGCCTCCAAAAATTTCTGAGCTTCTTTGTTAATCGGTTTCACGTTGTCTTCTTTGTCTTGACTCTCTAGGAACTGCTTCAGTCTGTCCTTGTAGCCGTCCATCATGTGGTCAGCTATCCGGTCTCTCAGATCGCCCTTGTCAGCAACTCTGGTGTCTTTGCTGGGGTTTATGTAGTCAGGGCCGGTGTTACTGAAGTACAACATAGTCTGTGAGCTTGAG